AACAAATGCATCTAAAGATATGCATTTCTTTTTTATAAAAAGAATACAAGATGTAGGTGATTATACAAATGCAACAGACGTTCCATTTAGATTTGTACCTTGTATGGTTGCTGGTTTAGCATTTTATCTTTCACAAAAATATCAACCACAACTTGTTCAACAAATGAAATTATATTATGAAGATGAGTTTGCAAGAGCATTAGCGGAGGATGGGTCAGCTTCAAGCACTTATATTACGCCTAAAGCTTATTACCCAGGAACATAATGGCAAAGTACGCAACAGGTAAATATGCAAGAGCAATATCAGATAGATCTGGTATGGAATTTCCATATAAAGAAATGGTTAGAGAATGGAATGGTGCGTTTGTACACGTGTCTGAATTTGAACCAAAACAACCACAATTAGAACCAAAACCTATGAATGGTGATTCTATTTCTTTGCGTAATGTAAGACCAGATAGAACAGAACCAGCAGTTGCTGCTATGTTAGGAAACAACCCTTTTTCTATAACTGCATCTTCACAAACAATTACAGTTACAGAGCCTAATCATGGTAGAACAAGTGGAGATACTGTAAGATTTAGAAATGTTCAAGGTAGTCCTGGAGGAGTAGATCTTACTACCTATGAAAACTCTTCAGGATTTAGTATAACAGTAACGACAACAGATAAATATACGTTTACACTAGGTGCAACTCCTAGTATAACAGAAGATTCGGGAGGACCAACTGTGTCTGCAGGACCAGTAACTTTAGAAGCATGATTAAAAAATATAAAGGAGCATCTGAATAATGGCTGGATTAAGTTATACAACTTTAGTTACACAAATTAGAAATTATACAGAAACAGATTCTAATGTTTTAACTACAGATATTTTAGAAAATATTATTCTTAATGCGCAAGCTAGAATATTTAGAGATGTTCCCATTGATGCAGATAGAGTTCAACAAACAGGTTCATTAGTTGCAGGGCAAGATCAAGTAAATGCTCCAGGAGGAGCTTTGTTTGTAAGAAGCATACAAGTATATGATTCAACATCAGCTGTAACTGGCGCTAATAGCTATTTAGAAAAAAAAGATTACACATATTTACAACAATATGTTCCGTCTACAGAATCCGCAAAAAGAGGTAAACCAAAATATTATGCTATGTATGGAGGAGCAACGGGAGAATCTGACACCACTTCAGGGCGTATTGCTATAGCACCGACTCCAGATCAAGCATATAAATTTAGAATTCATTTTAATAAAAGACCTGCTACTTTAGAATCTAGTAATCAAACTAATTATATTAGTCTTAATTTTCCAAATGGTCTATTATATTGTTGCCTATCTGAGGCATATGGATTTTTAAAAGGTCCAATAGATATGTTGACACTATATGAAAATAAGTATAAACAAGAGGTACAGAAGTTTGCTAATGAGCAAGTTGGTAGAAGACGAAGAGACGACTATACTGATGGTGCTGTTCGTATACCAGTTAACTCAGCAAACCCGTAGGAGATAAAATATGGCAATAACATCGGCAGTTTGCACAAGTTTTAAAGTAGAACTTTTAAAAGGAGTTCACAATTTTACAGCAACAACAGGAAATACTTTTAAAATAGCTTTGTATACTAGTTCAGCAACTTTAGGAGCTTCTACAACAGCATTTTCATCATCAAACGAAATAACAAATTCATCTGGAACAGCGTACACATCAGGTGGAGCAACTCTTACAAGTGTAACTCCAGCAGCATCAAGCACGACAGCTGTTTGTGATTTTTCAGATGTAAGTTTTACTTCAGCATCTTTTACTGCTAATGGCGCTTTAATTTACAATGATTCAGCATCTGGAGACCCTGCTGTTTGTGCGATCGCATTTGGTTCAGATAAAACTGTAACAAGCGGAACTTTCACAATTCAATTTCCAACAGCAGACTCAACTGACGCAATCATAAGAATAGCATAAGGAGGAACTCCTTATGTCTACATCAATATGGGGCGGAGACGACCCTCTCGTAGCATGGAATCAAAACTCATGGCAATCTAATCAAGCAACTGTTGTATTAACAGGTGTATCTGCAACAACATCCGTCGGAACAGTAAAATCTTTTCCTGAACAAGGTTGGGGTTCTGATAGTTGGGGTGATGAAAACTGGGGTGAAAGTTCTTTTACGGTTGAAGTTTCAGGTGTTAGTTCAACAGCAGCAGTTGGTTCTGTAACCGTTTCAGCAGAAATAAATTCAGGTTGGGGTAGACAAGCTTGGAATGATAACGCTTGGGGTATTCAAGGAATAGTATTACTTGATGGACAATCTGCAACAACAAGTGTTGGATCATTATCGCCTGCTGATGTAATGGGAATTACTGGAGTTTCTGCAACATTAAACGTTGGATCTCCTACAATAATTGGTAGTGTAACAATTGTACCAACTGGAGTTTCTGCAACAACAAGTGTTGGATCTTTAACAACAGCGGATGTAGTAGGACTAACAGGTCAAGCAATGACTTCTGCGTTAGGTTCAATAACACCTGCAGATGTTATGGGAGTTACTGGTGTATCTGCAACTACATCTCTTGGAGATATAAGTATTACTTCAAATCCTACTATTCTAGCAGCAGGAGTTTCTGCAACAGTAAGCGTAGGTTCAATAACACCAGCAGATGTAATAGGATTAACTGGAGTTTCTGCAACAGTAAGCGTAGGTTCAATAACACCTAAAGATGTAATGGGATTAACTGGTGTTTCTGCAACAGCTTCTGTAGCTACTTTTGGAACATCAACAGGATTTGGAATTCAAGCATATCAAGCTGTTGACACAGGTTCAAATATTTCGTATTCTAATGTTGCAACAGGCACAGATATAACATATAGTGACGTCGCATAGGAGAAAAGAATTATGGCATCAACATATACACCTCTCGGTATAGAGAAACAAGCAACTGGTGAAAACGCAGGAACTTGGGGAACAAAAACAAATACTAATTTAGAAATAGTAGAACAAGCGATTGGTGGAGTAGCTTCACAGGCTGTAACTGATGGTGCAGATACAACTCTTTCAGTAACAGACGGTGGAACTGGTGCAACTCTTGCGCATAGAGTTATAGAATTTACTGGATCATTAACTGCATCTAGAAATGTTACAATACCTTTAGATGTTCAACAACTTTATCTTTTAAAAAATGGAACTTCTGGATCACAAAACGTAGTATTTAAATACGTTAGTGGAACAGGAACTTCAGCTACAGTTTCAAATGGTAAAACAATATTAGCATATGCAAAAGCTGATGATACAGATAATCCAAATATAGTTTCTGTTGAATTTGGTGGAGATGTTGTAGATGATACATCACCACAATTAGGTGGTAATTTAGATACTAATTCTTTTATGGTTGATTTTGATGATAATCATGGAATTAGAGACGAAAACGGAAACGAACAATTACAATTTCAAACAACAGCCTCGGCAGTCAACCATTTTGACATAACAAATGCTGCAACTGGTAATAGTCCGACTATTTCATCGGTTGGAGGCGACACTAATATCGATCTTACTTTGGTGCCAAAAGGCTCAGGAGTTGGTAAATTAACTAATGCTAATGGCACTAGTTCAACACAAAAAATAACAACAGATGGAAAAGGTATTGTATTTTCCATGGTTTTCGGATATTAATCTAGAAGGAGAATAAAATATGGCAACACCGAATCTTGTAAACATAGCAACAATCACACCTAAGAATGCTATGGGTAGTTTATCTGATACAAACAGAACTACTATGATTGATGTCCCTGCAGAAACTGCAGTTAGAATTGATACAATATTAATCGCAAACATTGATGGTACTAATGCTGCTGACGCAACAGTAGAAATTAGTAACGACAATGGTTCAACATACTTTAAAATAGCAAGTACAATATCTGTACCTGCAGATTCAACTTTAGATTTAATTTCAAGACCTATCTACTTAGACGAAACTGATTTAATCGCTATTACAGCTGGAGCTGCTAACGATTTAGCATTCCATGTTTCTTATGTAGAAATGGTAGACTAGGAGAATAAATGCCAAGAATAATTAAACCCGCAAAAGGTACTTTTACAACAGCAGACATTACAGTTGACGGCACTGGAAGAGTTGTTGCTGCTTCATCAGGAACAGCAGGTGGAAACAACATGGTTTTAAGAGAATTAATTACTGGTCCTGCTTCTGGAACTTTTACAGCTAACTCAAGTGCAACTAAAATTGTAGCTTATGTTGGAGCTGGTGGTGCATCCGGCGGTGGTGGTGATAATGATAATAATGGAAACCCAGGTGGTGCAGGTGGTGACGGAGGATTTGGAGTTTATTCTTATCCTATAACAGCACCCTATTCAGAGCCTTATAGTGTTGGAGCAGCTGGTGGAGCTACTTCTATTGGAAGTCCAGTAGATGCTGCAACTACAGCAGGAAACACTGGAACACCAAGAAACTCAGGTGGAGCAGCTGGAAATCCAGGAGCATCACCAGGAGCAAAAGTAGGTTTTAATGGATCAGATATGACATCACCATTAACAAATTTGTTATCATTTCAATTTCAAAGTAATTTTGTTTTAGGAGGAGCTGGAGGTAGTCTAGGCGGTGGTCCAGCATCCCAAGCAAGCCCAGGTAAACCAGGTTTTTTACAAATCTATGAGGATTTAGGGGCGTAATAAATGGCTTTTGTAATATTAAATAATGGGAATTTTTTTAGAATAGCAAAAACAGAAACTGATATAAACGATATTAATATACCAGAACAATTTAAAACAGTTGTTGATATTTCTGATGATAATTTTAATTCTTATGTAACAAATCAAAAAATAATTTCTGTTGATGATGGAAATGTTGTTTTTTCAAATGAACCTGAAACAACCGCACAATGTACTGATGCTGAAATGTTAACAAATCATTTTAATATTTTTAAAGAAGTAGCTAATTTATATATTAATAATAATTCTGAAAGACAATTAGCTGTTAAAATAAAAGAGTATGTAAATTATCTTAATACTGTAGATACAAGCTCCTTAAGTTATCCAATAAATTGGGAAAAATATTGTTCTGAAAATTCTATTGCTTTTTTTCACAAAGATCAAATAGGTTAAGTTACTTGACACGTATTAAGGTATATAATATATAATATATCTTATATGTTTGAGAAAGTTATAGAGTTTATTGCACCTAAAGATTACGTAATTAAAAAACAAGATCTACCCACTCCAATAAAAATAAATGTGCCAGATTGGTTTAAAAAACTTAATCATTCTGAAGAACATCGAACAATTAAAGGATGTATACCTTTTTTAGAAACTTTAACTTTTGGTTATTGTTTGTATGTCCCAGTAGATTTAAAAATACAACATAATGTTACTGTAAAAGATCAAGAAGGTAAAGAAAAACAAGACAGCTTATTTGGTTGTCCATTAGACCGAGAAGCTTATAATCATGGTATAAATATTAATTATAATGGACCTGGTCAATCAACTCATGGTCCACAGCAAGTAGAGGGTTCTCCATTTATAGATAAAAATAAAAATTTACCTTTTTATAAAATTTACAACCCTTGGATAATAAAAACACCTCCAGGTTATTCTTGTTTATTTGTTTCACCATTAAATAATGCAGATGATAGATTTAATATTATTCCAGGAATAGTAGACACAGATTCATTTAATTCCGAAATAAATTTTCCTATTGTAATAAATGGCGACAAGTATGAAGTTTTAGATACTATTATAAAAAAAGGAACTCCATATGTGCAGATAATACCTTTTAAAAGAGACAATTGGAAAATGAAAATATCTGGTTCAAATATAGCTCGTAACAGTATTTCAAAAGCATTGTATCCTCTTAGATTTATTCACAATTATAAACAAGATATATGGAAAAAAAAACAATGCAAGTAGATCCTTACGAAGTAGGCCAATACGCTAAAGTTATTGACGATTTGTTTTCAGAAAAAACTATGGACGTATTTTATAGAATTTGTAAGACATTAGATTTTGAAGATGTAGGAGTTGGGGGTAATCCAAAACCTGAAATTAATAAAGAAATAAGAAACACTAAAGGAATTGAGTTTACTAGATATGATAAAAAATTAACCCATGTTCATTGGTGTAATTATTTTTCTACTTTAGTAGCAAAAGAAATTTTATATCAATATAAACCCATAGCCCCTTATATTAATTTTAAAAAATCAAATAGGATAGAAGTTTTAAAATATGAAGAGGGAGGTTTTTATGTTCCCCATGTTGATCATTTTTCTGATATACCTAGAACAATGAGTGTGGTGATATTTGTTAATGATGATTTTGAAGGGGGTGATTTTGAAATGTTTTCTCCCGATGGAAAACAATCACAAAAAATAAAACCAAAAAAAGGTAGAACTATTATGTTTCCTTCAAATTTTTTATATCCTCATAAAGCAAATGTTGTAACAAAAGGCACTAGATATATGATTGTAATTTGGAATTTATAATATGAAAATAAAAAAAAATTTTAAATATAAATTAATAAAAAATTTTTTAACTAAAGAAGAAACTTCTTTATTAAAAGATTATACTCTTTTAACAATTAGACACAATGAAGAGAATTTTAACGTAGGACAAAGTTCAAATGTTCCAAATCTTTGTATATTTTCAGATCCTATTATGGAGTCATTAATGTTGCAAAAAAGATTAATTGTTCAAAAACAAACTGGTTTAGAATTATTACCAACTTATACTTATTGGAGGGGTTACACTAAATTTTCTGATTTACCAAAACATACTGATAGACCTTCTTGTGAAATAAGTGTTACTGTTAACATAGATTCAGATGGAACTCCTTGGCCTATATTTATGGACAATACTCCACTTAATTTAAATCCCGGTGATGCAGCAGTTTATTTAGGTTGTGAAGTAAAACACTGGAGAGAAGAATTTCAAGGTGATTGGTGTTCACAAGTTTTTATGCATTATGTTGATAAAAATGGTCCTTACAAATCTTTTTTTAAAGATAGAAGAATACATTATGGATTAAAGGAAAGATATGCAAAAGTTTAAATGCGAAACACCTATTTTAAAAGATAAATTTGAAAAACATTATTTTTATAAAGATAAATTATTATCAATTATAAACAATCAAGAAGAACATTTAGAAAATTACAATAATGATAAATTAAAAAAATGTGATTGGAATGAATCAAAAAATTTTGAAAGATTGTGGGTAAAATTAATTATTGATGATCTTAGAAAACAATTTTTAAAATTTGCAGATTATTTAGGTTTTAAAAAATGTATGATTTATGAACTTTGGAATCAACAATACGACAATCAAGGTGAACATGGATGGCATGTTCATGGACACAATTATACTGGGGTTTATTATTTAAACTTTAATAAAGATTGTGCTAAAACAAGATTATTAGATCCATATACAAAAAAATATTTTATAGATATTGAAACAGAAGAAGGTGATATAATTATTTTTCCATCTAGTGTAATTCATACTTCACAAGTACAAAAAACAAATTTTTTAAAAACAATAGTGTCTTTTAATATTTCATTTGATGATATAAAAAAAGATACTTATAAAAACATAAATAAGGAGGTTAAAATAATTAAATGAAAATTATACAGAATAATGATGGATCAGGAACTATAGTTTTTAATGAACAAGAAAAAAAATTAATAGTTGAAAAAGGTGAATTTTTTTTACCTGCTAAATTTTTAAAAGATTTTTCTAATGTTTTAATTAAACTAGCAGTTGATGTTAGTAATAAATTACCAGATGATTTACGAAACAAAGAAACTAAATTTGATAAAGATACTGGTATGCCTGAGTAGATTGTGAAGACTTTAATAATAGATAATTTTTTACCTGATCCTAATAGTGTAAGACAGTTTGGATTAAATTTATCCTACCGAAGAAGAAATAAGGATGAATATTGGGAGGGTCAAAGAAGTGAAAAAGTAAATATATATAACAAAAATTTAGAAGATAAAATATGTAGAAATATTATTAAAAGTTACTTTAATATAAATAATTTTAATTATAATGCTGATTTATACTTTCATAAAACAATGAAAAATGATTTAAATGATTCACAATGGATTAATGATAAAATACATACCGACAAAGGTATAATTGCTGCTTTAATATATTTAACACCGGATGCTCCAATAAATTCAGGCACGCAAACATATAAAAATAAAAAACCAGATATTGTCATGGGTAATTGTTTTAATAGATTAGTTTGTTATCAGTGCGATGTGCCACATTCAGCAATGACTTATTTTGGTGATGAAAATAATTGTAGACTAGTGTTGTTATTTTGGTTATTTAATTTAGAAATTTTGAAATAATAATTCTATTCAAAAAGATTTAAATACGGTATAAAGGTCCATTATGCTACAAAAAATAGGATTTCAGCCAGGTATAAACAAACAAATTTCAGAAACTACAGCAGAAGGTCAGTGGGTAGATTGTGATAATGTTAGATTTAGATATGGCACACCTGAAAAAATAGGTGGTTGGAAACAATTAGGAACAGACGATTTAACAGGAGCTACTAGAGGTTTACACCACTATGTTAATAGCTTAGGTAGAAAATACTCTATTATTGGAACGAATAGAATTTTGTATGCTTTTTCTGGTGGTGTATTTTATGATATACATCCTATTAAATCTACAACAACGCTTACAAGCGCATTCACCACGACTAATGGATCAGCAACTATTACAATAACTTTTTCGACTTCACATGGAATATTAAAGAATGATATTATTTTATTAGATAATTTTACAACTATAACAGGTTCTAATTTTGGTTCATCTGATTTTGATGATAAAAAATTTATGGTAACATCTGTGCCAACATCATCAACTCTTACAATTACAATGCCATCAAATGAAACAGGAGCTGGTGCAACAACATCGGGTGGTATTAGAGTACAACATTATTATACCGTAGGACCAGCAGTTCAGGCAAAAGGTTTTGGATGGGGTTTAGGATCTTGGGGTGGTGAAGATGCTGGAGCAGTAACTACTACTTTAAACGGTGCAATTAATTCTTCTGTAACAAGCCTTACATTAACTGATGCTTCTCAATTTCCAAGTTCAGGAACTAATTTTATTATTATAGGGTCTGAAGAAATTTCTTATACTGGTGTTAGTGGTAATACTCTTACAGGTTTAACAAGAGGGGTTGCAGGAACAACTGCAGCATCTCATAGTGATGGAGCTACTGTTACAAACTCAACTGATTTTATTGCATGGGGTGAGGCTGCATCCGGTGACTTAGTTATTGAACCTGGGATGTGGTCACTAGATAATTTTGGTGATAAAGCAATTTGTCTTATTCATGATGGTGCTGTTTTTGAATGGGACTCTTCTTTATCAAATGCTACAGCAACAAGAGCAACTATTATATCAGGTGCACCAACAGCATCACGTCACATGTTAGTATCTACACCGGATCGTCACTTAGTATTTTTTGGAACAGAAACAACTATTGGAACACCCTCTACACAAGACGATATGTTTATTAGATTCTCAGACCAAGAAGATATAAATACATATGTGCCCACAGCAATCAATACAGCTGGCACACAAAGACTGGCCGACGGATCACAGATCATGGGAGCAATCAGAGGTAGAGATGCAATTTATGTTTGGACTGACACAGCATTGTTTACTCAACGTTTTGTTGGTCAACCATTTACGTTTGCTTTTTCTCAAGTAGGAACAAACTGTGGACTTGTTGGACAAAATGCATGTGTAGAAGTTGATGGTGCTGCATATTGGATGTCAGAGAATGGTTTCTTTAGATATGCAGGTAAGTTAGAATCATTACCATGTTTAGTAGAAGATCATGTTTATAATGATATAAATTTAGATTCAGGTAATCAAATGGTATCAGCAGGTTTAAATAATTTGTTTGGTGAGGTTATTTGGTTTTATCCAACATCAACCTCTTCGGTTGTAAATAGACAAGTTACTTATAATTATTTTGACTCATCGGCACAAAGACCAGTTTGGACAAACGGAACTTTAGCTCGAACAATGTGGAGAGATTCTGCTGTATTTGGTTTACCACATGCAACAGAATATGATGCAGATACAGATACTTCTTTTGATGTTGTAGGTAACACTGATGGTAAAACAATATATTATGAACATGAAACAGGAACAGATCAAAATAAAAATGGAACTATAACTGCAATAACTTCAAACATTTCATCTGGTGATTTTGACATTACACAACAAAGATCAGCTCAAGGAACACAAACAGGTGTTGCAACGTTTAGAGGAGATGGTGAGTTTTTAATGAAGATAAGAAGATTTATACCTGACTTTATAGCTCAAACTGGTAATGCACAAGTTACATTAGAATTAAGAAATTTTCCAAATGATAGTCAGGCAAGTTCATCACTTGGACCATTTACAGTTGACTCAACTACAAAAAAAGTAGATACACGTGCAAGAGCTAGAGCTATTGCATTAAAAATAGAAAATACAACAACTAGTCAAACTTGGAAGTTAGGAACTTTTAGATTAGATATACAACCAGATGGACGTAGATAATGGCAAAGATAGCGCAAGTATTAACAAGAGCTAGTAAAGAGTATGATATTACTGTTGCAGAATCTCAAGTTAGAGATTTAGACTCTATTGTAGAAAAATTAAATACTACATATCAACAAGATTTAAAGGATGAAGTTGAGGCATTTAACTTCTTTGTAAATTAATGGCTAATAGTTTTATAAATAAAAAAGTAGATTTAACTACATCAAATTTAACTACACTATATACAGTGCCTAGTTTTAAAGCTGCTGTTGTAAAATCATTAATAGTATCCGAAGATGCCGGATCAGGAAGCACAATAACTATAACTTTAGTTAATGCTAGTAGTGCTATATTTAATTTATTTAAAGATAAAGCTATAGCATCTAAAGCAACAACAGAACTTTTAAGTCAACCTCTTATAATGGAAGAAGGAGAGGCATTGAAAGTACAAGCTGCTGACGCGGACGAGCTGCACGTCATAGCTTCTATATTAGAAATACAGCCACGAGAGGTAACAACATAATGATTGAAATACAACCAGATAAAATTATAGAAAAAATAATTAATAAAAAAACAGGTGAAAAATACAAAAATGACAAAGAATGGAAAGACAAAGGAATATTGCCAGAGGACATAAGAAAAGATGTGACGGTTTTAATGCCTAGTCTTGATTTATTCGGAAAAACAAAATAAGATAGAACGATGGCCATAACAAGATCACAACAAGCAAAACAGATGTTACAAGACGGCGGTATGCTGGTTAAACTACGAGCAGATGGTAAACGACCAGGATATGCCACTGCAGACGAAGGACATGCAAATGATCCAGGATTTGGAGATAATGCACCTGGAGATGGTGAAGATAGAGGCAGAGATTTAGATGTTCAACAAAGAGGAATGACTAAAGCTGATTATGACAAAGCAGTTAGTAGAGGAGACATTGGACAAAATTTTAGTGGACGAAAAACTGGTTTAGAAAGAGCTTTCGGATTTGCTAAAGATATTTTTGATAAAACTTTAGTTGGAAGAACACTCGGACTTTTTGGTCCAAAAGATTTAGGTATTAGAAGTGGATATAATATGGCAAACATTGCGGGACCAGTAACTACTGAGGAAGACGATGAACAAGGACAAGGTGATAATTATATAACTCCTACATTTTCATTAAATTCTCAACTTGCTAACGCACCAAGCATCGTGGAACAAGAATCAGAAGATGAAGAACCTTTTGAATTTTCTAGAAGATTTAGAGCTGAAGGTGGTATTATGAACAATGATGTTGTAGGTGGTGAAATGGATTTTGAATCAGCAAGACAGATGTATGGTTTAGGTAAACTTGTTAGAAAAGTTACACGATCAGTTAAAAAAATTGCAAAGTCACCAATAGGTAAAGCTGCA